CCCCCCCTTACGGTCAAAGACCAACCACCTCAAAGAGGAAAGAAACTAACGCATGAATTAAATCCAAACGTCAGAATCAGAAAAGTGGGCAGGCGCCCACTTCTGTCTTGCTTTTTTGTCCCATACGTACACAGGGGATGACCGGCGTATTACCCAGTCACCAACCGAGTGCACACCGCTAAGCTTGCTATAGAGGTGACCAAGATAGGAACTGCCCTTGACACGTTGAGGAACAAGCTTGAAAAGCCTAGTCCGATACGCATAAAGAGTAGTATCCCAATCGAGGTTGGCCTCGTCAGCAGTAGCGTGTAGACCCAGATCACCGAAACTATCAGGAACGAAGTTCCTGAAAGCAACCGGAACCATCGATATCAGCTTAAGATGAAGCTCGCGGAAGCGAGCATCAGCGTAGCCGAAGTCGACGACCTGCTTAGCATAGCGATAAATCGCATTGCAAAGCCTGATCAGATCGTGCACGGTGTCAAGTCTTTTGATAAAGACAGGACGTACGTTCGTACCACGGAAGTAGTCATGACCACAAGATTCGAAGAACTCGCCAGCAAAAAAGGATTTCTGTGTGTTAACAGAGAACCCAACGCTCTCGAGAAGCTCGACCAAGTGGTTTGAATCTTCCTGCGGGACGATGATATCGTCGCCAAAGACCTGTATATCTTCAAAACGCTTACTACCGGTTGCAACGCAACCGTACGCGAGCGCGTAGAAAACAAGGGTCTCTAGAGGGAAGGTGAAACCATTCCCCATCGACGAAATCTTCTCAAGCCGAATCTTGCCATCGGGCGTTCTCATGTAATGAGTACGCACCTTAAGCAGAAGGTCTAACCAATCACCGAAGCTATGCTCAGACTCTGAATCTTCGTAGTCCGGGCACAGCAAGTCAATGATAAGGTTAGTGGCCAGAGAATCAGAAGCGCTGGAGAGATCGAGAGTCGCCAGGCCGCGTTTTATAGCGGTGCGAGCAGACTCACGATTACGTACAGACTGGTTTTTAATAACCAGACCGATACGGTCCAGACGAGATTCGATCATACGGCCCAGGCCGAGCTGGAGAAACATATTCCAGCGAGGCTCTTTAGCCGCAATTCGATGCTCGTCGAAGCGCTTAGGGACAAAAAAGAGAGAGTTCGAATCGACAAACTTCGAACTCCCTGCCATGGAGAGACGCACGTCGCGAGCGAAGTACGTCTCAAGAACATGCCAGGCAGACGGTGTTATATCACCGAAGTCTCGGTATTTATCATACCAACTGGTCCTATCTCGGATGGTAGAACCATCCGCACCCGGACCAAAACCACACAACTTCACGTACTGTGTGCGATCGAAACCTCCCAATATTTCGCGGATTTTCCGTCGAGCAATGCAGTAAGCACGTTCGACGCGGTCAGGCCAGATCGTAAGGCCTGACCACCGTGATCTATAGAGTTCGTTGACAGCACGACAACGCACTTCTGCTTTATGAAATTTCTGCAAAGCCTTCCGACGAGCAAGCTCGTCGTTAGCAGGCAGAATATATTTCGAAAGAAGACGTGTGACGAAGTAGTCCTCAGCGAAGGTGTCTGGGCATAGCGCCTCGACATCCGGCACTGGGATCTTCGTCTGAACTTCGAGAATGCCGCCGCGTGCGAGAGCACGAGAGACCTTCTTAGAATATTCAGTGTCAAAAGTACGGAGGATGCAATTGATCGCCGAACGCCGAGCATGCTCGGTGAGAGGCGATTGCAAACCCTCTTGACTGAAGGTCTGGGACCTAGTCATAGCAGGAACCTCTGGGAGTGTTGTGGAAAAGGTAGGGTGTTAGGCCTTGATGGCCTTCGCGAAGCAGTTCGCGATCTCACTCTTCGCAAGAAGATTGAAGACCGTCTCCAGCGCCTGAATGTTCTCGGCTTCAGAACCGAGGACAGGAAGGGTGCCGGTGATTTTGACGAACTGACTATGAGACACGCGCGGCCCAGGGGTGTAACCATCACCGGAAACAGTGGTGGTCGCCTTGAGTCGCGGAATCGTCAGTCGCATCTCGAACTGGTCGGCTGCACCTGCACCGCGACCCTTGGGGGTCGTGGAGAGGGTCAGCTCAGCCTGGCCGAGTCGCGACGTGACGATCGTGTCACGGAAGGTGACGGTACGACCGTCATCTGCAACCTTCGCGAGGTTAATATGCAGCGTCGGAACGCTGGCGGTGGTGATGTCAAATGCCACTTTAAAAGTCCTTGAGGTTAAGAGTTAGCGGCGCTTGCTGGGAAGCAAGCTAGTAACTAACGCCATAGAAGTGCCAATGCGATCGATGATGTTAGAGGGATTAATCGGTGACTTAGCGAACAGACCTGGCGGAGTAGGGAGATCCCCACTATACCAGCGTCTGTAGCCATGCACCTCATAAGTCATTCTACCACCACGAGTCGCAATCCAGGAACCCCCGCTTGGGAAGGTCCCTGAGGCGCCGTATCCTTCAACGCGTTCGTAGATGATGTGGTTCTTATGCTGATGCTGAATACTTCCCGCGACGGACATGCCCTGAAAAGCCGTAAGGTTTTCAAGGTAACGCCCGAGGGGGAAGAACCAGTCAACAACAAAAGACATCCACGTTAACTCGTGCGCGAGGAGGAGCGGGTTGGTGAGACCCAAGGTGGACGCTGTGTACAGAGCAGGATCGTCGATCCGAAGAGCCCCGGTCATTTTATACCGTGACTCGGAGAGTATGCGATCGTCTGCGTGTATACTAGCAATCCGCCGGCCCGTGATCGAGCCGGTACCCGAAGCCCTGACGACTAGAGAATCAATCGGCCGCCTTGTGAGCGCCCGAATTGAACCTGTTACGTCGTCGCATAAGGGCTTCCAACCGTACTTGTAGCTGAGCCAATCGGACGAGAGTCTTTTCTGCATGTCGATGCGTTTGTGTTGCACCTTCAATGCGGAGTTGACTTCGGCGTAGAGCTGAGCGATCAAGCCAGGGTTGGGCTTCTTGATCAAAGCCCTGATAGCGCCGCGGTGCCCGAGGGCAGTCGCGGCGATAAGGCCTGTGATCCGTTCGACAGTACCAGTGATGGTTTTTGCTGTCTGAACACGTTCCGCATACATTTGCGCGACGTTGACTGACATATCGGCATCAGCAGCCTCCCGGAAGCGATTGAATGCTTTCGTATAGGCTGAGGGGACGATATAGTCTTCGTCGAAAGGCTTACCCCAGATAAAACCACAAGTATTTGTGGTCGTATTCCAGAGGTAAGAGAGCACGTGGTCGCGATCATATTCCTCATAGTTGTCAACATACGGCGTAGAACGCAGTACGGTGCCAACATGCGAGAAAGTGTGAGGCGGAAGCCACTTGCGCTTTCGCTTTGAACGAAAGAAGCCAGGAATGGAGTCCGAGACCTTCTTCCGATGTACATGATATACACCGAGAGCTGACCCTGACGGAAAAGTCACAGTCTCAACGGGATAACCGTTGATAAGCTGTACATGACGGTGGATACCACCGACAGGCATGCGAAAGTAACTTGTCTTTAAGGCCATGGTGAGTCTCCGGACCTGCTCGTGTCTATGACACGAGGGAGATGTATCCTGAACACCTCATCAAGCAACCAGTCAGCGCCCGATCCTAGAATGGAAAGGACGATGAGAAGGAAAACTATGATGCGGCGTCTCATGATGACACCTCCGTTGGTACGTCGTCAGCTTTGTTAGGGATATATTCGACAGAACCTTGGAAACTGCAGGTCGCAAACATTGCAACCGAACAGATGACTAAGATTCGTTTCATATAGTTCCTTTCATCGCGGGCGACG